AGAGAGGAAGAACGTACAGAGTGCTCGGCCCCACCGCCACCGAGGATTAGTCTCGACGTGCTGACCGCCCATTTTATCTTGTCCACCGGCCCTGAGCCTATCGAGCGAATGATCGGCCCGGCGTCGCCTTCGAAATCAATATCGAACGAGTGGAAGCTGTCAGTGACGCTCAACCATTCAGTTGACTTTCCAAACCAGCCAAGGCGACCCTCGTGCAGTGATACCGCCGAGGGGAAGCCCCTGTAGTTGGACCACGCCCCTTCGGCCCATTCCACCGTGGGGGTCAGGCTGCCCAGCTGGCGCACTATGTTACCTGTTACTACCGTAGGGGTGGTATACCCTGTGATGCGGAAAGCGCCTGTCGTAGTGCCGTTGGCGTAGGTGATCGAGATGACCGCGGTGCCGGATGTGTAGTTGCCCGTCTTGAAGCCCAAACGATAGTAGACAATCTGGTTATCCAGGCCATCGTTGAAGCTTGTGGTGGTGTTTGCCGCGTATGTGGCTGCGGTATCCTCCCACAACCCTGGCTCGCCGAGCGAACGCTGGAGCGTGAGCGTGCCGACCCATGTTCCTGAGATCACGATAGTGGACGCCCTCGAAGCCCCCGCGCCGAATACCCGAATGGTGTTCGTGAAGGTGTTCTCTGCCGAGAGATTCGCAGACACCTGTTGCCCTTGCGTCGTCATGCTGAACAAGGCGCCTACATGCTGTTGCTTAAATACTGGTCGGCTCGCCGTGATCGTCGCTGGACCAACAAGAGCACTAGGCGTAAGCGTTGTCGGTGTGACGTTTATCGTCAAGAAGGGGCCGTCGTATGTTACGTAGTCCACCACGCCCCAGCCGTTATTTGAGCGGCGTTCTATGCGCTGTTGACGCACGCCATCACACGCCACGAAAAGGACATCCCCTGACTGGTCCACCCGAATGTTCTGCAGGTTTTCTTCCGTCGTCCACGGCGTAGCCACTTCCAGTATCCCGGTGTAGATCGTAATGGAATCGACAAGACCCGGGTACGCATCCGAATTCATTACCTGGACGTAGAAGTCGCCAGAGGGGGTGAACGCGAGCGTCGTGGCGCCCGGCTTGCACGCTGTGTCGGACACGTATTCCTGCCCGCCTACCGTGCTTCCGATGCGGACCACGCAATCTCCAGAAGCGACCTTCACGCTAACGGCGTGCAAAACGCCGTGGTCGAGAGCAGCCACCGGAACCAATTGATACCGGATCGCCTGGTTCGTTCCATCACCAGTGAGGGACATCGCTCCGGAAGACCATACCGAAATGCAGCCCGCCTCGTCCGCATCGGTCCACCCCGTGATGTTCGTCGTGAACAAGTCATTGGTGATGGCCGTGGACACCGAGGGGAAGGTGACAAGCGCGTCGTCAACCCAGAACCGGGCGATACCTGGAGTCAGTTCAACCAGCGCGGTGTCGTCTACCGCGAACACGAAAGGAAGATAGTGCGCCTTCGCGTCGTTGCGCGTGCTGCCAACGTATTCGAGCCCTGGGCGGAGCGACATCGGCCCCAGCTTCTTCGGCATCCAGTTGGCTTGTTCTTCAGCAGAAAGCGCTACGCGCTGCACATCCACGCGCGCCAAAGCCAGAGGGCTTATGATGCCCCTGTTGAACGCGGTCAGCGGGACGTTCTGGCGCATCCGCTTCTCCTTAACCTATCAGCCTGCTGCGATTGCCGCCATCCCTGAAAGACCCGGTATTTCCGCGGCGAGATGCCGCCCAGCCACCCTCAGGTAGGAACTTCGTGGGACCAGCCATAGCATCCTTCGATAGCGAGGACACGAGCAGCTTTTCCACGTCCTTCTTCAGGGTGTCCTTGTCGGTGGCGTTGCCCTGGATGCGCCCGGTAGCGCGCAGTGCTGCCGAGCCGGCAACATAGTCCGCGAACGATTCCGGCCAGTTCGAGAGATCGTTGCCGTAGGTAGCCCCGTTCGAGATGTATTCGACGTAGATGTCTTGCAGTGATGCGAACCACTGCCCCTTCTCTTCCTGGTAGTGCAGCAGCGGCATCTGGCAGAACTCATCGGAGTACACACCAGCGAAGCGAATGAAGTCTGTCGGCTTGTCGAAGGCATACTTGTGACCAAATGCGGGTGTGACGTCAGGATTGTAAGTCAGCTTCAGCGTGCGCTTCGCAAACTTCCACTGGCCGGCCTCCAGGCAGGCGTTCACCAGGCCCTCGTCCCAGATGTCGTCGAGCACACGCCGGGGTTCTCTGTTCTCAGTCAGAGAAGCCAGCTTGCGCTCACCGAGGTGCTGGGTCAGTGCCTTGTTGAAGATGCCGAGCTTAGAGGCCATGATCGCTTACGCCAGGCCGAGCAGGTCTGCTTCGTTGTCGGCGAGCCACTTCTGGGCGCCTTCCTTGTCGTCGAAGCCTTCTTTGACGTAGGACTTGTCCGATGCGCGGATCACTGACCATTTGCGCTGCGGACCCTTGAACTCGATGGTGTAGGCCGGCTTGTCTTTCGGTGCTTCCTCCACGGCGCGGAGCTTGGCCATCGAGATCACTGCCACCTTGGCATGCAGCTTCGAGCAGCCCACGACGAGCAGCTGCGCATACCACGCGCCGCCTTCAGGGAACACCTCGATCGTATCGCCGACAGCGAACTTCGCGGCGACATGCGCCCAATACGTCGGGCTGAGTACGTCTTCCAACTTGGCCGACTGTTCGGGCGTGGCACGGTGCGCATTGCGCGCAAACTCAGCCTGTTTGACGCGGTTCGGGACCAGCTTGGGCGTGCCCGCTTCCTTCTTCACTTCGTTGGGGGTAGACATGCGGCGTTCTCCTTCACGTTAAAAAGGCCCCAAGTGTACGCCTGGGGCCTCCTCAATGCAACCCCTTTACACCTTAGTCGGTGTTGGTTGCTACGCCGATGTCGGTGCCGTCGCCCAGGTCAACCGCACCAGGGTAGGTGGCGCTGACAGAGATCACGCGGTGCACGGAGGTGATGTTGTTCGTGGTGTCATCCACCTCGACCAGATCGTCCACCTTCATGCCCAGAGAACCACCGTTGGTAATGTAGCCACTTGCGTCCACGGTCGCCTTCGCGTCCGCGGAACTGTAGCGCCAGCGTTGACCGGCACCAGTCAGCGGTGCGTAAGAAACCAATTGGGGCGGGTTTGCGGTATCGTAAGCCATGTTGCTTCTCCTCTCAAAAATCTGTTGGGTCAGCCTACCCCGGAGGGTAGGCTATCCGGTTACTGCGCCGCGAATGCGGAGCCGTCGTGGTTGATGACAACCACGCCGCTGTTTTGCAGCAGCGCAGAACCCATGAACACCGAGGTGCGGGCGAACGAGTAGTCGTTCTCTTCGTCGTAGCCCACCGCGGTAGACACTTCGCCGGTGTTGACGGCGTGGCCCAGGGCGTTCTTGTGGAACATGAAGCACTTCTCCGCAGCGGTGCCCTTGCCCGGCAAGTTCGGATGAACGATCCAAGTTACGCCAGCCCACTTGAACATTTGCAGTCCAGCGGCTTCGAAAGGCTTGCTGGCCACGTAGTCCGCGGAGGCGAATTCCTTGGTCTGCATGAGGTATGCCTCGAATGCCGGGGTGATGATCGCGCTCACGCCACCGTCAAACGGCACCGCATTGTTGCCGAGGATGGTCTTCGCGTACATCGCCAGAGACAGGCTGCCAGTCGCCGCTGCGCCGGTATCTTGGGTTGCAGTGTTCAGCGTGGTGATGATGTCCGAGTCGATCTTGCGATTGATGACGGCCATGCTGTTCTCTTGCATGATGCGGCGGCCATCGCCTTGAGAGGCGAAGATGTTGAAGCTGGTGCGACGACGCAGGTCGTGCCATTCGACGAGAGTGGCAGAAGTCTGGGTCAGGTTGTCCGCCTGCGCCGGGATCAGACCATTCAGGCCGCGAGTAACGGCTTCCTGGTTGTTGGAATCGGCGACCAAGAAGGTGGCCTGATTGCCTTTGATGACGGCTTCGGTCGTGACGGTATTGCGGAGCAGGGATTGACGCTGCTCGAAGCCAGCGATGAACTCCTGGCGGTATTGAATCTGATAGGCGTGGTCAGCCATGATGAATTCTCCTCACAATGTTGAAGACAAAAAGTTTCTTTCATCCGCAGCTTGGGGTATCCATCATGCTGTCGTCGCTGGGTGCCCTTTCGGATCAGCAACTCGGCCAACGGGGCCTTACTTTCGGTGTTGCTTTGGGGGGTGACACGTTGGTGGTTCGCCTGGCCACCCCCTCAGCTTCACGGACAAAGCTATTCGAACTGAATCGCCTTGTCAACTACTTTTTCATCTTTTCTTGCACATTCAGCAGATCGCGGTAGCGAGCCTGCATCTTCTCGGCATTCGGACCCTTCCAGTACTCAGAGGTCTTGTCGCCCATGAGCTTCTGGATGTTGGCTAGTTCGGATTCGAGAGCTTGAGCCGAGTTGGTGCCAGAGCCAGGGATAATGGTTGCCACCGGGTTGACCTCGCGCGCCAGATTCGCCAGCCAGCGCTGAATCTTCGGGTTGCTGCCGAGGGGGGTGCCATCGGCTAGCCGTGCGCCCATGAGCAGATTCTTACCATCCTCGGGGATTTGCGTGAGCAAGCCGTCGATCATATTCATGTTCAGCTTGTACTCGCTACCCCACTCCTCGCGCAGCTTCTCGATGGACTCGTTGGTGAACGCCGCATCGGCCTGGCGCAGTTCAGTGGTCTGCTGCTCCTGATCCTTGAAATACCACGCCAGCGTAGACTTGACCTGCGCGGGTGTGAGGTTCAACTCGTGCGCCACTTTGGTGAAGCCATCCACGATCGGCTTATCGAACTCGCCGATGGTCATGCCGTCGGGGAGTGTGGTGTCGTACTTGTCCGGTGACTCGGGGATGCCGTTGTCCGCGCGCCACTCGGCCAGCTGCTCGGGCGTCGGATCCGCTTGTAGGGCAGACTTCAACGATCCGCTGGCGATCTTGTTCTGCGCAGCGATCAAGGCGTCGGCTACATCCTTGACAGAACTGTACCGGGACAGGCGATTCAGCAGCTTCTCATCCTTGCCGGCGATCTCGGTGCGGATGGCTGCCCAATCCTTCGGGGCGGGTTCGCCAGCGGGCGGGGTGCCAGCGGGCGGGGTGCCAGCGGGCGGGGTGCCAGCGGGCGGGGTGCCAGCGGGCGGGGTGC